ACGCATCTTCGCGTCCCTCAAGAACAACCAAGACGAGATCCCCGCCGCCATCGTCACCTTCCACGACCCCGAGGTTGGACGTGACCTATCCAACCTCATGCACCTGGTCCTCAACCGAGCCCAGAAGCACACGTGGGGCGAGAAGTGGGCGATGCAGAAGGTGATGGAAGAGTCCTACAGCCTCACCCCCTCCATGCTCGACTGGCTCCTCAACCTCGACGCGGGCGACTCCATGCGCCTCAAGGAAGTCATGCTCGCCGAGTACCCCGAGGTAACGGAGGGCTTCCTGTCGGGCAAGAAAGACCTCATGCGCTCCTACAAGGCCCTCGAAAAGCTCCGCAAGGAGGAGGCAAACCCCACAGCGGGCGACGACGACCGGAAGATCTCCAGCGTTGACGAAGCAAGCGACCTCGCAGCCGACGACACCGGCGACGCGCCGCTCAGCGACGAGGAAGTCAAGAACCTTCTCGAAATGGGCGACGAACTCCGCGAAGTCCGCGACCTCCTCAACAAGGAAGCCGACACCGACGACACCGACATCGACGACGACAACTACGGCGGCGACCCCATCCCCGAAAACGCCGCCGAACAGGTCGGCTTCGAGGGCGGCGACGACGACGAGGACATGTTCGGTGAAGTTGACGAGAACACGGTACAGGACACGAAGGACCGCAAGCCCCTCTCCAAGGAGCTACGCACAGCGATCCTCGCGCGCGACGAGTTCACCTGCCAGGCCTGCGGCTACGGCAAGGGCATCACGTCCATGGTCCACCTCGGCCAGCTCGAAGCACACCACAAGACCAGCGTCTACGTGGGCGGCTCCGACGCGATGAACAACTTCGTGACGCTCTGCCAGCGCTGCCACGGCCTCGTACACATCCTCGCCGGCTTCAACGCCAAGATCGGCATGACCAAGGAGGAGTTCGAGAAGGTCCCGGACAACGATCAGACGATGTTCCGCGTGTGCATCAAGTTCGCGAAGATCATCCTTAAGGCTGAGGAGGAAACCGGAAAGGCACTCAGGAAGTACAAGCCTGTGCGCAACCCATTCTGGGAGCAGCAGAAGCAGGCGCAAGAAGACCTCGAAGCCCTAGAGGATGAGGAAGCAACGGAGGATACAGTCGAATGACCACGACATGGACATGGGTCTACTTCCAGAGGCCCGGATTCACCCTCTACCAGGAGGACGACAAGATCCTCACGGCCACCGACCAGACCATCGAGCGCGCCCAAGCCCTACGCGACATGGCAGCACGCCGAGTGCCGGGCCTACACTCGGCACCCTACGACCCGGCAGGCTACGAATACTGCGCCTGCGACAGCCTACAATCCCTCAACCTGTTCGCCCGCGACGACATCACTCCCCGCACCGTCGTCATGACAGAGCAAGGCTACAAAACACTCGCGCAAGTCCTCACAGACTACGAGGTCAGCGGCCAGGGCATCGACCCCAATGACGCAACCTGGGACATCCAAGTGCTCCTCGAATCAGTCTGCTACGCCAACTCCTACACGCTAACCCGCCGCGAGGACCTATACGACAACCCTCTCCCCGGAGTGTCGATGTGGCCGCCAATCTACTGGACGCTCACATGCCCAGGAGGCGACACGGAGTATGTCCTGCGCACCTGCTACAAGCAGGGGACCCCCGAAGGAAACAAACCAACCATCGAGGTCCAGGCCGGCGACTCCAACGCCCCCTACTACCTCGCCAACCTCCCCAAGGAGTGCATCCCCCTGTTCGACGGGACAGGCGCACCCCCAACCCAGCAGATGCTACGAGCACTCGCTCGAGCAGCAGACGAAGCGATCGCCGCCGGTTTCTGCCTCGAACGCGACATTCACGGGGTAGCGTACGCCCTCACCCGAGGCGGTAAGCGTCTCGAGTTCTACCTCGAAAACGTCGGATCCTTCACCTACGCGGGCGACGACTTCGTAGCACACGAGACCCACGGCGATCCCGCGTACACCATGGGGCGCTCCATGCTCGTCAAGAGCGCGCTCAGAAACTACGGCATGAATACCATGCACGGCGTATGGGCAATCATCGACTCACTCGCCAGGCAGAAAGCCGGCCAAACACCCATCGCAGAGACACCCGTTGACGGGTATCGAGCCGCCCGCAACGGGGAATGGGACGTGCGCGCCGACGCGCGAACACCCTACACGCCCTCACGCAGCACACACCCCGAAACCCGAGGCAACGACCCCTACAGCACCTACGACCGCTACGCCATGCACTACGTCGGTCTCATTAAAGCCGACGCAACAAACATGACCGCAGCCAGCCGAGCAGACAGGCTAAAGAACGTATGACCACACCACGCAGCGTCATCGCGCGACGCAACGCACGCCAGGCACACACCCCCGAAGCACGCAGCCGACTCGAATGGGCAGCAGAAGTCCACGCTATCCTCGAAACCGCTGCCACCACCTTCGACGAAACCATGACCCGCCAACAGATCACGGTCCCCGCGAACCGCACGCGCGGACCCGTGCAAGCACGAGGCATCTTGGACATGTGCCAGGCCCTCAGCGTCGCTGGCGTGGCCACCAGCACGCCAACCGGCGACGTCACCCTCACCCTCGCCGGGCACGCCGATCGGATGCAGGCAGCGCTCAACCTCGCCCGCAGCTACCTCGAGGCCGAACACCTGCACCTCGCCCGCGCGCACACAGACCTCCCCGGCATCACGCTCTCCCCCACGAAAGCGCGCCGAAACACCTACGGGATGCTCCTGAGCGCAGCAGCCGAAGCCTCCACCATCATCCGCACGTTCCCTCCCTTCAACGTGCCACTCGACCGTGAGGAAGTCGAAGCAGCGTACGCAGTCCTCAGCCGAGGATGGGTCGGATCAGCCTACCGTGAGCAGCCTCTACCAGCCGCCGAGGAAGGATCTCGAGAGTATGAGAAAATCTATCTCTCAGTTGCCAAGACCCCACTCGTCAAGTCGTACAGAAAGAATCAGTGATGACATCAGTCCGCGCGCCCCGCCGCCTCCATCGAGCGTGGCGGGGTTCCGTCGCCTTCGCTTTCCTCCTCGCGCTCATCCTCACGTTTTTCGCGCACCCCGCGAGCGCATTCACAGACAGTGAGGGCCGCTACAACCTCAAGGACAAGCCCTCCACCTGGTGTCAGTGGTGTGCCGACAGCGACTTCGGGTATGACCCTAACGAAGAGCGTGGCATGACTGTAGACGCCGGCACCGACATGGCTGCGGCTGCTTGTGGTAACTTCTCCTTCGCATTCGTGGAACTCCGTGCGGGAGTTAAAGCCCGCGGTTCCTACACGGTCAACGACATGCGAGCTGAAGCCATCAAACTGATGCAGGCAGGCAAAGACAGCCCGTTCAACGACGAGGGGTGGCTCTACCAGCTCAACCCCGAAGGCTTCGCCCAAGGTGTCTCCAACATGACTGGCGGGCAACTCACCGTCGAAGTCCAAGGCGACACCAGCGGCGCGGGACTCGGAGCCAACCAGTTTACCGAAGACGACGTCCGCCAAGCCATGAACGACGGCTACTTCGTCATCTTCATGGTCCAAACCGACAGCGGCGGGCGGCACTGGATCGCCGGCGACTACGTGGAAGGCAACACCGTCCACACGATCGACTCCGGGCGGCCCCTCACTGTCCTCGACCGCTCCCAATACCCCGGCGGCATCGGCCCCATCCTGAAGTTCTCCCGCACCGACGGCAAGAAACTCCAAGACCTCCCCACCATCGACGACGCAGCCACCAGCGTCTCCACAGGTAACAGCAGCCAAAGCGGCGCAGCCGCCACAACCGACACCGGCATCATTAGCGACCTCGACCTACTCGGTATGCCTCCTCGCACCGTCGGCCAAAACCACCAGCTCTCCGACGCCGACAAGCTCGCCTTCGCGAAAGACACCCTCAAGTTCGCGAGCTACACGAACCTGAACACCACGCAGAAAGACAACGTTGACCAGATCATCGCGCAACGCCAGCTCGAACAAGACAGCAAACTGTCGAACGGGTTCAGCACCGGCATGGCGATCGTCGGCATCATCCTGTTCCTGTACGCTCTCATCATCGTTCTCGCGTTCCTGCTTGACCTGTCCTACCCGCTGTTCTCCCTCCTCAAGACGGTGACAGGCGGATCCCTGACCGTGCACCACGAGTCGCAAAGCAGTGCGGGCGTGAAAGAGCTGGGAACTCCACCTCGAGGCCGCTGGGCGACGTGGAGGAACGTGTTCACCACTGCCTGGCTGGTTGCGGCGTTGGGTGGACTTCTCATCAGTGGAACGCTGGTTAGGTGGGTTGCGTCG